GATGGCGTTCGCCCGGGAGATCCCGTTCGTCGACAACGGCAACCGGATCTGGTTCTCCGGCATGAACATCCGGGCCATCTCCGAGCAGTTCACGGTGCAGCCGTTCAGCAAGGCCGCCGCCTGAGCCAGGCCCCCGTCGCCGCCTGACGCGGCACGCAAAGAGGCCGCCCCGCGCCTACGGGACGACCTCGAACGATCCACCCCTCACGAACCTGTCGAAACGAAAGGGGCTTCACGTGCCTCAATCCTCTCAGACGCCGAGGCGTCGCACGAACATCAACCACTTCAAGGTCGCCGCCGCCTGCCGCGCCCGTGCGGGCGAGTGGCAGCCGGTCGGCGAGTACAACTCCACGCAATCCGCGCTGGGGATGCTCCGCGACATCCGCACGGCGTCCGCGCGGGCGTCGTCGCAGCGGTCGGCCTACGCCCCCGCCGGCGCGTTCGAGGGTCGCTACTCCCTCACGGAGTTCGGTGTCCGGGTTGAGGCCCGCTTCATCGGCAGCAGCGACGACGCGGCCTGGGGCGAAGCGCTCGCCGGCCTGACGGGCGGTGCCCGATGACCAGCTCCGCCGCCGACCAGCAGCCCCAGCCGCCCGCCCAGCCGGACCCGCGTGTGGGCCTCAACCCGACGGGCCGCCCGCGCCGCTCGTCCGCGTCCAGCCGTCGCAAGCAGGACCGCCGCCAGGGCGGTGCCCGATGACCGCCGACCTGTCCCGTCTGGACATGCCGCTGCCGCAGCTGCAGGCCGACGCCTGGAACCTCGCCCACCCCGTCGGCACCCCGGTCGTCGCCTACCCCGGCTGCCGTCCCGAGGACGACCCGAACGACGAGCGGCTCGTCACCGCAACCCGCAGCAAGGCCGAGGTCCTCGGCGGCCACACCGCTGTCGTCTGGGTCCACGGCCACGACGCCTGTATCAACCTTTCCCACGTCGACGTCCGCGCCCACGCCACCGCCGGTGAACTCGCCGAGATGCGGCACCTGCTGTACGACGCCGACCCCGACGCCACCGTCCCCGCCTTCCCCTACCCGACCACCACGGAGGTGGCGCGATGAGCTTGCATGAAGAGCTGAACCGCATCGGCTACCAGATGCTCAGCCGCCGCGTCCACGCCGCCGAGGCCGTCGCCTGGCAGGCCCTCAACATCGCCCCGCTGAAGGACGAGACCGCCGAGCAGATCCTCGCCCGCATCCGCTTCAGCGCCGAGCGCAACCACCCCGAACTGATCATCCGCTTCGAGCACTCCCGGCAGGACATCTACCGCCGTGCCGAGGACTGCGGTTGCGACCCCGACAGCGAGGGCTACGACGACGACCACTGCGAGTCCGAGGAGGGCGGCGAGTACCTGTGCGGCCGCCAGCGCCTCGGAACGGTCTGCGGCAACTGCGAGACCGAGGACGGCCCCGAGTGGCGACCGGACCGCTACGAGTGGCCGTGCCCCACCGTCGCCAAGCTCGACGGCCTGGAGGTGGCGCAATGAGCGAGCACTCCGAGACCGCCGCCCGGTTCGCCCGCCACACGGTGAAGGTGCTGCACGAGGACGGCCTGTACCGGCACTTGCGGTTCGAGGGCCCGGCGGACCGACCGGCTCGCCGCTACCCGTTCGAGCTGATCACGTGGCCGTACAACCTGGTCGTCAAGGCGGGCTGGACGTTCCACTTCGACATCGACGCCACCCCGGACATGTTCGATCTGTTCCGGCGCACGGCCTTCCCCGGCGAGATCAACCCCGGCTACTGGTCGGAGAAGGTCCGCGCCGGACGCGACGAGGTCGAGGGCTACGACCCGGACCTCCTCAAGTGGGAGATCGTTACCACGGTCGCGCAGTGGATGCGCGACGACCTCGCCGACCGCGTCTGGCAGCAGGCGAAGGAGCGCGGCTTCAACCCCGAGGAGTTGGACGCCACCCCCGGCCTCCGCAGGGAGCTGTCCCAGCAGGTCCGCCCGGAGTGGGGGGCCGCCAACCGGCAGCTCCGCGAGGCCGTACACGAGCACTTCTTCAGCGACTTCACCGAGTACAACGTCGAGTACGAGTCCGAGGCCCACCGTGCGCTGGCCGACTTCTCGTACCGTCCGGAGGGCTACGACGGTCCGTACCCGTATCACTTCGCCGACTGGCACGAGTGGCGGCTGAAGGACTACACGCCGGGCTTCCTCCACTGCTGCCACGCGATCCGCTGCGGCATCGACATCTACGCCGCAGCCCTCGCCGAGCGGAAGGCGGTGGCGTGATGGCCGGCTTCTGGATCCGCATCAACCCGCCGGGCTGCGTCTACGGCTCCGTCCTGGAGGAGTACGTCGGCCCCCTCGCCGAGGACGCCCACAAGGAGTTCACGCCCCGAGTCGCCGACCGGCGCCGCGAGGCCGCGCAGGGCTGGCGGCACGAACTCGTCGGCCGCGCCGAGTGGGACCGCCGCGCCAAACCCTGCCTGCTCGGCCAATGCCAGCACCGGAGGGCCGCCTCATGACCGCCTCGTCCGGCCTGCGCGCGCAGCTCAACGCCCGGCTCGTCGACGACGTCGCCACCCTCCACAACGAGCGCGCCCGCGACCGGATCGCCGAGCTGGAGCTGGCCCTCCTCGCCGCCCACACCACAGTCCACGAACTCACCCAGGCGGCCAAGACCCACGCCAACTACAAGGCCAGCCTCGCCGCCGGCTACATCGACCTCAGCTTCCTGGAGGCATCGTGAGCCTGCACCTCATCGGCCGCCGCGAGAAGACCAAGCGCAAGCACCGCGCCGTCGACTGCGTCGAAGCCCTCCGCGCCGAGAACGCCAAGCTCCTCGACTGGCAGCAGGCCGCCGACGAGTTCTTCCTCAACCAGGACGCCTACACCACCGAGCTGGAAACCAAGGTCGGCCAGCTGGAGCAGCAGCTCGACAACGAGCGCACCGCCCGGGCCCTGATCGAGAAGGACCGGGACGCGCTCGAGCGGCACATCCGCAGCCTCGAAGGCCAGTTGGCCGACGCGGAACGACGACTCGACGTCCGCACCTGGGCCGAGGCCGCCGTCGCGAAGACGCAGGAGATGCCCGCCATCACGGTGATGCCCCTGCACCGGGCGCCGTTCGCCACCACCGACCCGGGCCGCATCCCCGACCCGGCCGCCTGACCGCGCCGCCGCGCCGGATGCCACCGGCCGGCACGGCGGCGCCCAACACCCCCCGTACCGCGCCGCGTCGAGACCCCCGGCTCCGCGGCCTCCGAGGGCCCGCAGCCCACGGCACCCCCCAGCCAACGGCGGCGGGCCCGCCAGACAGCACACCCAACGGGAGAACCCATGAGCACCAGCCCCGCGAAGCGCACCGCTCCGCTGGCGTGTACCCGCTGCGGCGACGAGGACGGCCCCTTCACCGCCTACGGGCTGTGCGAGGAGTGCGAGACCGAGACCGCCAGCGCCCTGCGCGGCCTGCCGGTGGAGGACGCCGCATGACCGACCCCAAGTACGCCAAGGACACCGACAACGGCCGCTACTACACCGACCCGGCCGGCGGACCCGACCTCGTCTCCGTTACCAACGTCCTCTCCGTCGGTGTCGCCAAGCACGCCATCCCGCCGTGGGCCGTCAAGCTCACCGCCGAATGGGTCCTCGAACACCGCATCGAGGTCGCCCGCCGCGCAACAACCGACCGCGAGCAGCTCCTGAAGGACATCAAGGCCGTCCACCGCAACGCCAGCGACAAGGCCAAGAACCTCGGCTCCCGCATCCACCACCGCGCCCACATGATGGCGCTCGAAGCCCCCTACCCGGAGGACCCCGAGGTCGACCCCTACGCGCGCCAGCTCGTCCTGTTCTGGCAGCGCTGGGACGTCGACCTCGCCGAGGACATCCTCGCCGCCGAGATGACGTTCCTCCACCGTCGCCTCGGCTACGCCGGCACCGGCGACGTCGTGATGCTGCTGCGCACCAGCTGGCGGCGCATCCGAGGACGCCGTGCGAAGCAGTCCTGGCTCGTCGACTACAAGACCTCGGCGACCCGGCCCGCCTCGTCGGTGTACCCCGAGTACACGCTGCAGCTCGCCGCCCTGCGCTACGCGGAGACCGTGCTCCTCCCCGACGACACCGAGCAGCCGGTCCCGGCCGTCCAGCGCACCGGGATCCTCAACCTCCGCTCCCGCTCTCACGCCCTCGTGCCGATGCCCGGCAACCGGCGCGCCCACCGCGCCTTCCGCGGCGCCCTGGAGACCACCAAATGGCTCCACGCCGCCCCCACCACCTACCCCGCCCTGCTGCCGCCCGCCGCCGAGCAGCAGCCCACCCGAAAGGCAGCCTGATGGGCTCCCGCATCATCACCCTCCAGCGGCAGGCCCGCGAACTCGGCCGGCTCCGCACCGGCTGGTCCGTGCCCAACTCCGACCCCAACAAGCGGCCCCGCCCCGTCAAGTCCAAGACCTGGGTCGTCACCTCGCACGCCGAGCACTACGTGCAGGCCGCCGCCGACGCCTGGGGTGGCAACGTCGAGCGTTGGCAGCCACAGGGCAACGGAGCCCCCCAGTTCCGGGTCGTCACCAAGGCCGAGCAGATCGACGCCCTACTGCCGCCCGGCGACCCGCTGAACCAGTACAACGAGATGTGGACCAAGGGCGGCTGCCAGCGCCGCTGCGACGGGCAGACCGAGCAGATCTCGCGCATGCCCTGCCTGTGCCTGGCCGAGTTCGGTGAGGACTGGCACCTGCTGCGCCAGGACCAGTACCGCAAGGACAAGGTCTGCGCCGCCACGTCCCGCCTGAACGTGATCCTCCCCGACATGCCGGACGTCGGCGTGTGGCGGGCCGAGACGCACAGCTTCTACGCGGCCAACGAGTGGGGCGGCACCGTCGACATGGTGCTGTCCGGCACCGAAGGCAAGGGCCTCGTCCCGGTCAGCTTGCGGATCGAACCGCGAACCCGCGTGGCGGGCGGCCAGACGAAGCACTTCCCGGTGGTGGTCGTCGAGGTCCGCGGCATCACCCCGCGGCAGGCGCTCACGGGACCGCTGCCGACCGCGCTCGCCTTGGACCCGTCCGGCAGCCAGGCCGTGGCCGCCATCGAGGCGCCCCGCCCCGACTACTTGGCCGAGGCGGAAGGAGCCCTCACCTCCGACGACGTCCGCGACGTCTGGAGGAAGGCCCGCGCAGCCGGCCACGTCGACCCGAAGGGCCGCGACGACCTGTCCAAGCAGCTCATGGCGATCGCCGAGCGCATGGACGCCGAAGCCAGCGACACCGCCGACGACGAGCCCGTCGAGGGCGAGCTCGTCGACTAGCCCGCACACCGGAGGCCGGCCGCGGGCAAGGCGGCCGGCCCCTCAACCCGACAAGGACACCAGATGACGAAGCGTTTGTCTCTCGCCGAGCGGCTCGCCGCCGACAAGAAGCACCTCCTCCTCGACGACATCGTGAGGCAGGACGAGTGGTCGCTGCTCCTCGTTGAGCAGGCCGTCCTCCACTTCGGCCTACGGAAGACCGAGTTCTCCTGCAACGACCTGCGCGACGTACTCCCTGAACTCGGGCACGGCTTCCTCGGCGCCGCCATCAACGCCCTGCGCGCCGGGGGCGTCATCGAGCGGACCGGCCAGTACGTGCCCTCCACCCAGGCCAGCACCCACGGCCACGTCATCGCCGTCTGGCGGCTCACCGCTCGCGGCCGGGGGATAGCGCTCGCCCGCCGCGCCGCCGCCCGCATCGAGCAGCGGAAGGCGGCCGCCTGATGAAGAGCCCCGTCCCCTACTTCGGCAGCAAGCAGCGCATCGCCCCCTGGATCGTGTCGCTGCTGCCCGACCACGACCACTACGTCGAGCCGTTCGCCGGCGGCCTGTCCGTCCTCCTCGCCAAGCGGCAGTCGCCCATGGAGACCGTCAACGACCTCGACGGCGAGCTGATGACCTTCTGGCGCGTCCTCCGCGACCAGCCCACCGAGCTGATCCGGGCCTGCGCGCTCACCCCGCACTCGCGCGCCGAGCTGGCCGCCACCTGGGAGCCGACCGACGACGACCTCGAGTTGGCCCGCCGCATCTGGTGCCGCCTCGCCCAAGGCCGATCCGGCACCCTCCGCAACACCGGCTGGCGGCACTACATCGACCCCGCCGGCTCCGCCACGTCGATGCCCGGCTACCTCGAGGCCTACGTCGACCGCCTCGCCGCCGCGGCCGAGCGCCTCCACCGCGTGTCCCTCGAATCGCTGCCCGCCCTCGACCTGATCACCAAGTACGGCAAGCAGCCCCGCGTCCTGCTCTACGTCGACCCGCCGTACCTCGGCACCACCCGCGGATGGGGCAACAACTACCGCTGCGAGATGAAGACCGAGCTCGAGCACCGCGAGCTCGCGGCCGCGCTCGCCGACTGCAAGGCCGCGGTCGTCCTCTCCGGCTACGACAGCCCCCTCTACCTCGAGCTGTACGACGGCTGGCACCGCCACGAGCAGCCGACCATGACCGGCAACGCCACCACCGACAAGGGCCGCACCGAAGTCCTCTGGTCCAACGTGCGCCTCGGCGACCAGCTCGACCTCTTCGCCGACGGAGGTGCCGCCTGATGGGCCTCCTCGCCTACCTCGCCTGCATGACCGCGATCGTCGCGCCCGTCATCGCCTACGAGCGCCACCAACTCCGCCGCGCCGCCTGGCGCAGCACCCCCGCCGCACCCGACAACCAGCCCGGCAGCAGCCAGCAGCTCCTCGCCACCTGCGAGCAGATCGCCAACCCCGACATCCGGAAGGAGAAGCCGTGACCACCCGCCCCCTGCCCGCCCACGGAACCACCGCCCGCGCCTACGGCAGCCCCGGCCGGCGGCCCCGCTGCCACTGCCAGCCCTGCCGGACCGCCCGCAACCGCCACCAGAAGCAGATGCGCGTCAACAGGGAACTCGGACGCAGCCCGTTCACCAGCCCGACTGCCGCACAAGCACACCTCCACGAGCTTCACGACTCCATGAGCTGGGACACCCTCGCCTCCGTAACCGGCGTGCCCTTCAGCAACCTCATCGCCATCTACCACGGCAAACGAAAGAAGATCCGGCACGAGACCGAAGCCAAGATCCTCGCCGTAGCCCCGCCTACGAGTGGCGACCCCGGCCAGTACATCGACGTCACCAGCAGCAGCCGCCGAGTCCGCGCCCTCTGCTACGTCGGCCACTCGTACTCCATGATCGCTCAAGCGGTGAACTCCTCGCCGAACCGCATCGCCAGCATCGCCAACGGCAGCCAGCCCAGCATCCGGCGCGACCTCGCCAACCGCATCACCGCGGCCTACCCGCAACTCGCGTTCAGCCCGCCGCCGGTGAACAAGCACACCAGCCGCACCCGGAATGTCGCCCGGGCCAAGCAGTGGTACGGCCCCCTCGCCTGGGACAACATCGACGACCCCCACTGCGAGCCGGAGGAGTCCGCCCCCTTCGAGGCCGCCCCCAAGTACGAGCGCGACCCCGACCGCAAGCGGGAGATCGAACACCTCTACCTGCTCAACGAGTCCGTACCCGCCATCGCCAAGCGGCTCGGCAACACCGAGAAGTACGTCAACGACCAGCTGCAGGTCATCCGGTGCGAGCGCGCCGCCCGGGCCGGACTGGGGCGTGCCGCATGAGCTTCGACCTGCCTGACGACCTGACCCTTTCGATCGAGGCGACGCTGCAGCACATCCGCTTGATCCAGGACAAGGAGCGCCGACTCGCGGAAGCCCGCAAGAGCGCACTGACCCAGACCCTCCACCGGATCGGCACCGAGTACCGCATGGGCCGCATCACCCAGCACCAGCTGTGCCGGGCCCTGCTGGAAGTGCGCAGCCTGGAGATGCCGGGGGCCATGAAGGCGTGGGACGAGATCGTCGGCATCTCCTGGCATCGGCTCACCCAGATGGCCAGGCAGTTGCCGAACGGACCCGAGGGCAGCTGGGTCGGCGAGTACCCCATACCTCTCAACGCGCCCCGTCCGATCTACGGCGTGCCCGTGGTCTACGTGCTCTTCGACGAGGCCAACGAGCCCGTCTACGTCGGCTCCACGGACAAGTTCAGCCCGCGCATGACCGCCCACGAGAAGAGCGGTAAGCGGTTCGTCCGCTGGCAGGCCCACCCGTGCGATGACCGCGACCACGCCTACCGCCTCGAAGACCGCCTGCTGAAGCAGCACAAGCCGCGGCTGAACCGCAAAGCCAGCCGCTAGCCGGCTCTGACCACACCCACCCGAGACGCCAGGAAGAAGACGTTGTGAGCACCGAAGCCGTCACCTGGGCCATGGACCACGCGCCCATGCCTCGCACCGAGAAGGGCAAGGCGGACACCACCGCCCGTCACGTCCTTCAGGCGCTGGCCGAGCACGCCAGTCCGGCCGGCACCGACGCGCATCCCTCGGTGCTCCGCCTCCAGTACCGCACCGGCTACGACCGCACCACGGTGCAGCGTGCCCTGCGCCGGCTGGAGAAGGCCGGGCTGATCGCCAAGGACGGGATGGTCGAGAGCCGCATCCGCTACAAGCTGGCGATGGAGCTGCGTCGGCCGGCGACGGACTGGAGCGACCTCGAGCGCGAGGAGAGCGAGTTCCGGGCCGCGGCGGCGGAGAGGAAGCGCCGGTCCCGCGCGAAGGACGTCACGCACGCAGAGTCCGTGACGGTCACGCACGGAAAAGACGTGACAGTCACGCACGCAGAGTCCGTGACCGCCGATGTCACGCACTCAACGCCTAGCCGTCACGCACTTAAAGTCCGTCCGTCACGCACGGAACGCCGCCCTAACCACCAACAACCGTCAGACAACCAACTACTAAAAGACTCTTCTTCGCCTGCGGCTCAGACAGACGAGCCCGCCGAGGATCTCCACCTCCAGGCCTTCGGCGCCTTCTGGTCGAACTACCCGAAGAAGCGCGCCCGCGAAGAAGCCAAGAGGGCCTGGATCGCCGCCATCAAGCGCGGCGCCGACCCCAAGCACATCGTCGACGCCGCCCAGGGCTACGCCCGCGAGCGCTTCGGCCAGGACCCCAAGTACACGAAGTACCCGGCCACCTGGCTCAACAAGGGCTGCTACGACGACGAGCCCGACCCACAGCCCGGGCCCCAGCTACGCGCCGTCGCAGGCGGCTGGACCGGCCCGAACCGTCCGCACCCTGCCACCGGCGCCGCAGCGCCCGTGCCCACAGCCGAGGACTACGAGAACTCGAGGCCCTTCTGATGACCACACCCGAACAGCGGCGAGCCCGCCACGACGCCGAACAGGCCGCCGCCCGAGCCGAGATCCGCGCCCAGACCCTCGACCGCTACCTGGCCCGCCGCCCCAAGGCGTTCGCCTCAGACGGCACCGTCCGCCCCGACGTCGCCCGGTGGATCGACGCCTACCTCGCCGGCTCCCACGCCTCCCTGCTGCTGCTCGGCGAGCCCGGCACCGGCAAGACCTGGCACCTGTGGAAGATCGGCGAACTCCTGATCCGCCGCGGCTGGTTCGGCCGCTACTACCTCGTCAGCGACTTCGAGTTCAAGGCCGCCGCCGACCGGCCCGTCGACCGGGAGAAGCTGCGGACCTGGGCCGAGGCGCCCCTGCTGGCCCTCGACGACCTCGGCGCGACCCAGCTGTACCCGTGGACCGTCGACGCCATCGCCCAGCTCATCGACAGCCGCTGGCAGAACCAGCTTCCGACGTTGATCTCCACCAACCTGCCCACGCTCGAGCCGCTGGGCCCCCGCACCATGTCCCGCTTCGCCGACGGCGGCTCCACCGCCGCGAAGTTCACCGGCACCGACCACAGGAGGACCCACGCGTGACCCACGACTACGACGAGCCGCCCGCCCCGCAGCCGCCGCCGTTCGACATTCCCGCCGAGCAGTCCGTCCTCGGCGCGATGATCCTCTCGGGCCCCGCGGCCGAGGAGATCGTCGAGATCGTCAAGCCCAGCCACTTCTACCGCCCCGCCCACGAGACGATCTACTGCGCGCTCGTCGACCTCCACGCCACCGGCGCCGCCCATGACCCGATCGCCCTCGGCGACCGGCTGGAGAAGGACGGCGACCTCACCCGCTGCGGCGGCCGCTCCTACCTCTTCGACCTCGTCAACGCCGTCCCCACCGTCGCCCACGCCGAAGCGCACGCCACGATCGTCGCCGAGAAGGCCGCGCTCCGAAAGATCCTCGAAGCCGCCAACGGGATGGCCCACAGCGTCCACGACCGGCAGCGCAGCCCCGAGGAGATCGTCCAGGACGCCTACGACACCCTGGAGGGCCTGGCCGGGCTGGGCGACCTGAGCGCCGACGACCTGACCATCGGAACCGACATCATGGACACCGTCGCCGAGGTCGTCGACATCCGCGAACACGGCCCCAAGGAAGGCCTCCTCACCGGCTTCGCCGACTTCGACGACCTCACCGGCGGACTCCAGCCCGGCCAGTTCGTCCTCATCGCCGCCCGCCCCGCCATGGGCAAGTCCGTCCTCGCCGGCGACATCGCCCGGCACACCGCCATCCGCAACGACACCCCGACGCTGTTCTTCTCCCTGGAGATGGGCCGCAAGGAACTCGAGAAGCGCTTCCTGTCCGCCCAGGCCCGCTACCCGCTGCACTGGATGAAGTCGAAGGGCCCCGTCGACGACACCGCGGTCCTGCGGCTGATCGAGGCCGGCAAGGACATGCAGGCCTCGCCCCTGCACATCGTCGCCGACACGGGCGTCACCCTCGCCAAGATCCGCTCGCACTGCCGCCGCGTCCAGCGCCGCCACGGCCTCGGCCTCGTCGTCATCGACTACCTGCAGCTGATGGGCGGCGAGAGCACCGGCCGCAACGACAACCGGCAGCAGGAAGTCTCCCGGATCAGCCGCGGCCTGAAGACCCTCGCCATGGACCTCGAAGTGCCGATCGTCGCCCTGTCCCAGCTCAACCGCGGGCCCGAGCAGCGGCAGGACAAGAAGCCGATGGTCTCGGACCTGCGGGAGTCCGGATCGCTCGAGCAGGACGCCGACATCGTCGTCCTCCTCCACCGCGAGGACGCCTACGAGAAGGACTCCCCGCGGGCCGGCGAGGCCGACCTGATCGTCGCCAAGCACCGCAACGGGCCCACGGCCACCGTCACCGTCGCCTTCCAGGGGCACTATGCCCGATTCGTCGATATGGCCCACACCTGACCGAAAGGAGCACCGCCATGCACTACCTCGACACCTGCAACCGCTGCCTGACCGCCGACAGCCCCGCCATACCGCCCATCTCGTTGCGCCCGGACGGGCCCGGCGCCGTGCTCGCGACCTACCGCTGCCCCCGCTGCGGCGACACCTGGGTGTGCGGCTGGTCCGTCCAGGACGACGAGTCCGCCGCGTGACTGCCTGTCCGCCCGCCCGGCCGTGCGGTACGGCCGCGACCGGCCCGACACCACCCCCGTGCACCCACCAGCCCGCACACCCCACCACCGAAAGGCCAACCACATGACGCTCAAGGTCTACCGCCGCCTCTGGTGTGACGGCGAGGACGAAGAGGGCCGCTGCCCCAACTGGCACGGGACTGCCGAGTTCCCCGATGAGGACCCGGCGTGCATCCGCCGCGTTGCCCGCCGAGACGGCTGGAGG